CTGTCGAATCAGTGAATGCCAAACCTGTGTTATTGGTTATTATTATCTGCGTAGCCGTAACATTCACACCTATATTCAAATCAGGTATCGAATAACCGACAAGGGTGCCTGTGTTGGTAACTGCTCCATAAATTGCCATCCAGTGCCATGTATTTGTTACTGCAAGATTATGATTGACGGCATTGGCTCCTGCACCCAACGCTCCTGTATCTATCGTTATGATAAACCCAGGTCGGAAATCCTGGGGATTTGTAGAATTGGGATTGTAATATAGCTTTCCATTAACGAATTCCTGATTGATGTGATAACCCGTTACTTTTTTGTTAAGCGCCGTCGCAATATTACTGATATTTTGATACAAACGTACCATCAATTCCTTGAATTCAGCACTATTGACGTCAACCTCCTGCATTTGGGAAATATCCCAGACATTCGTTGTAGGAACAAATAATCCTGTATTGATAGTTTGATCAGGTATAAATGGAGCCATTTATTCTCCTTATTGAAAACGATAACTTGAAGGGTTCGCGTGGAAACAGATTGCATGAAGCTGGAAATCACAATTTGTTATAGCAGGATTAAGCATTTGGGTATCATTCATTGTCAATTGTAGTTGAATTACTTCGCCGTCCGCTTCAATAAAGACAGGATGCCAGACGCGTGTAGCTGTTTCCTCAAATGGAATAGGCGCAGCTGCATTACCTGCTATATAGGGGAAAGTATCAAGCGTGCTTGTGCCCGGTATTGTATTAGGAGTAGCTCCACTTTGCCCTATTGAAACTAAAGCCGTTGAAGTAAAGTAATTGACCAGCATTTGTCCATCACTTGTAGTATCAACCATGAAATCTATCTGATTTATACGTGCATTTCTGCCTTGTTTGGCATAGAAATTATATTCTTTGGTCTTAATAGATATCTGACTTACGCGTGCAACCAATCCGCCACCGATGTAAGTTCCTGTAAAGGTAGCGTTGGGGCCAATTACAATAGTATCAGGATCAAGAATCTCTAATACTTTAAATGATTTCTTATTGAGGCCATTACTGCCATCGCTATAAACGGCTTCATCAATGTAAATAAAATCATCGAGTTTCAGATTATGATTTATAATTGTCAATATTGTAGCAGGTGTCGTTATAATATTGGTTATTTGCAGCAGAAGTTCATTTGTAGGTTCATCAACATCACAAATAAATGTATATCCTTGCTGGTTTCCTGCAATTACCTGCCTAAATTGAGCTTGAACCTCGCCGCCATCCCAAGGCTGTTCATCATCCCATGTTACTGTCAAAGAATCCCACGTAACATTTGGTATCGGCTGGAAATAGCCAAAACAAGTAATTGTATCGTCATTTAAAGCCCATGTGCCTGTTTTATAATTGTATACAAGAATACGTGTTGGGAAAGGATATAAAGGAGAAGTTGCTTGTGTATCAGGGAATGTCCAATAAACTACTTCGGCATGAAAGTCCCTTATACCATAAACTCTATCGACCCCCGTACCGCCTTGATGAACTTCAAAGACCGTTTCAGGTATTTTATCATCAATACGCTCAACTACTGTGCCTGAACACGCATGTATGCCGACATTACCAACGCCAATACAAACTTTATCAAAGGGCACTATCGAGAAAGTAGATTCTGCACCAAGCTCAGGATTAATAAGATTCCATTGAAATGGCTGCGCTTGGTTACCTGTAAATGCCAATTCATAGGTACTATTCTCAAAATATACAATAAGCCTATCACGCACAAATTCAGCTGTTACAATAGCTTCAGTTGTAGGTGCATCTATAGCACTACCTCGGCCTGGAATTGATTGATTCCAGGCATTGACATCTAAAGGAGAACCAGCCTGTGAATAACGACAACGGAATACATAATTAGTACCAGGCAAAGAAGCCGCTGGCCCTTCCCATGTATTTAAGGCTATTAATCTATTCTTGAATGTTACTAATATACGGGCACAATTAAGATAAGTTATTACCGGATATTGAGCAGAGACATTATTAAGCTGTGGATTAAAATTATGCCATAGTGCGCCGTCAAAGTAGCGCATAAAATTAACTTCATTTTCATTGAAATTTGTCACAAAGAAAATGCGATCTTCGGGACCTGCGCCTAACCATGAACACGACCAAAAGAACTGCGAGTTGCTGCCATGCCAAATTGCTGCTCCAACATCTGCTTCACCATCTAATCTAGTCCAACCGGCGACATACTTATAGGCATAAGAGGGATCAAATGCAATCACATAGTTTGCATTAACCGTATTTTGCTCAAATGTTAATTCACCCATTACGGGATCACCCAGATAATAATAAACAGATGTACCTAAAGGGGCAGTTATACCGGTAATATTCAAATCTGATGTCGTAAGATTAAATGTTGCAGCTGCTGCCAAATTGTCCGTGCGAAGCATTTGCTGAGGACCGCCAGCAGGATTAACAACTGTAAAAACAATGCTTAGAATTGAAAATTGCTGGCCTACTCCGATTGGTACTGTAGCATCGTTTAGTATGGTACCAATATTAATAGTAAATGAAGCGCCTGTAGTCGGACCTAAATTAACACGCAATCGTGAAGATAGTGCATCATTCCCTATCCATCGTGAACCAAATCTTTTACGCACACGGCCACGAAATACATAGGCATTATTGAGCTCAGAGAAAGCTTCGTCGGGTATTGCAAAGGGCCTATAATTTGTTTGAAGACCGCTACTTTTGTCGTAGGGTGCGATAAAAAATCGGTCACCAGGCATCTTACACTCCTATGGCTAAGTAATTAAATGGTGCGGGGCCATAAGCGCCAACAGTAGTACGATGTGAAGCATACACATTGAAATTTGTCCACGGAGCAACAAAGTTATTAAGTCGCACAAAGCCATCGCCATCATTTACATTATTATAAGCTGTACATACAAAAATCTGAAAGATAGTTGTAAATACCGGAACATTAGCGCCTACAGGAAAAACCCAATTTGTTAATCCATTTGCAATGCCTTGACCCCATTTAAGAACAATACCAGAGGGCAATCGAGTCCATCCATTAGTATTCGTAAGCGAATCTGTCCAAGCATAAGGTCCAACGCCACCATAATTTATATACAATTGAGGCACATTTAAGGCATTATTTTTGCTATAAATGGCAAAATCTGTGCCAGTTATGACAGGATCAGCTGCTTGTAAAGGGAATGTCACTTGATTGTGTTTTCCCTGGCCTGCTGCATTATAATCAACATGATCTTGAATGAATGCTACGCCAATAGTTGCAAAGTTTTGATTAATAGGTACGCGCGTGTCACCTAATGATTGCCCCGCTAAGGGAACATTTATTAAAGACATAATCTCTCCTCAGATATGTTTCCAAATCCTTCTATTAACTATGCTGCTAACGGTTCCACAAGTGATCTTGAATTGTTCACATAGGCTAGCATTACTAGCGCCTCGTTTCCATGATCTTCTTATCCCAATTGCATCCTTAGCCGTCAATTTACTATGTTGACGACCTTTTCTAGTCATATCTTTCATTTTTTCAACATGATTACCAATCCAAAGATGCTCAGGATTAACACAAGATGGTATATCGCACAAATGGCAAACAAATGCTTTCGCCTTAATTTGACCTTTAAATAATTCATATGAAGCCCGCGAAGCTATAGCATAAGGATTTCCCTGCATAGAGAATCTTCCATATCCACTCTTATTTTTTGCACCATTCCAAATCCAACATTTATCAGATTTCTCAACATAGAACATGAATCTACATTTATCAGAACAAAAAGCATGCGCATATTTTTTATAGCATAAAGCAGAACATGTCTCACAAGGATATTGCTTAACTTTGCCGATTCTTCTAATGTATTCTCTTGCATACGCCTGTCTTTTAGGATTACCTATTGCATATTTCATAACTGCTTTGCTACGGCATTTTTTGCATTGATTACGATAATGATCAGCATTTTTCTTCGCTGCATTATCACTCGTTAATTCTACTAAGCAATCCTTGCATTTCATGTTTATATTGCCACCATCAGTACGGCCAATTACTGTTAAACCACCCAAAGCCATATTGTTTTCCCTGACTATAAATCGTCGTAGTACGCTCATTAGCCTGCTGTGTGAGCGTTGTTCGAAGTACAAAACGTTCTTGCTGTTTGAATTCAGGCATAATCAATTGTACACTATCCATATCCATTCTGTCTTCGAAGATTTTTTTTGAAGTCCCATACGATATATATTGCCACCATTCTTCAAGATAAGGTATGTCGGTAGTCTGAATCAGCTGCGTAGGGCGAACGTCGACCTCAATTTGAATTTGATAGGTCTTATCGGGTACAGGCCGTATAGTAAATTTATCATCATAATACAACATGCCGAGAGGCTTACCTGGTTGATAGAGAATTCCTTCAAACCAAAGCTGAGCCAACTGTTGTGTTGGATTAGGG